CCCCACAATATAAATAAAAGGAAACAAGCAGGGACAAGTAGGTCTAAAAAGAACTCTACAATTACTCCTAAAGCGTATGCTAATATGAAGGCAGGATTTCCTAAAAAGAAAACAACTCGTAAGAAAAAATAATTGAGTATTACAATCCCCTGTCCAAGATGTGGAGAGGTGTTGCTACCAAAGGACGATATGAAGTGTAAGAATAAAGAATGTGGTAATTATGGCAGATAAAAAATTATGTTACGCTGCAGGTTGTCACAAAGTCTTACCACCAAAAGCTAGAAAGTTTTGTAGTGAAAAATGTCGTAACAGAATAAACACACAAAAGAAAAGAGCTAAGAAAAAAGGTGAGGTGTGGTCACAAGAAGAAGATACTTTAGTTATACCTAGCCAAAGAAAAAATGTACAAAGTCGTAGAGGTAAAGTTTATGATGACCTAAAAGAATCTGGTTTAGGTAACGAGATACTTATAAAAAAAATGACTTTATCAGATGTAGCAAAAGTATTAGAAACTTCTGTAGCTTCTGTGTCTATGGCGTACAACGCATACTTAGAAGATTTAGATACAGAGATGCAACAAGAAAACTGGACACCTGTTGAGTCTGAACAAACCATAGAACATTTTAAAGAATTTAGAGCTAGATACTTTCAGACAGAACAAGGTAAACCTTATGACACACCTAAGTTCCATACAAGATGGATTGAGTCTATATTGGAGTCTATAGAAAAAGGTCAACAGCACATGATATTATCCCCACCTCGACATGGCAAGACTGATTTACTTATACACTTTACAGTATGGCTAATTACACAAAATCCCAATGTAAGAATATTGTGGGTTGGTGGTAATGAGGACATAGCAAAAAACTCAGTATCTTCTGTAATGGACCAACTAGAAAATAATGAATTATTAATAGAAGAGATATGTGGACCTGGACCAAAATTTAAACCACAGAACAGAAGTGGTAAGGCTTGGTCGTCTACAGAGTTTACTGTAGGTACGAGAACTGTTACAGGTATTAAGTCACCGACAATGGTGGGTATAGGTCGTGGTGGTAAGATTCTATCTCGTGACTGTGACATAATTATTGCTGATGACATTGAGGACCACAGTTCTACAATGCAACCTGCTTCTAGAGAGAACACAAGAAACTGGTGGACAACAACACTTTCTAGTCGTAAAGAGGAACATACTGCAATGATTGTAATTGGTTCACGACAGCACTATGACGATTTGTATTCTCATCTTGTGGATAACGAATCTTGGAAAACTTTAGTAGAAGAAGCACACGACAGTGGATGTACATTACCTGATTGGAATGAGGAAGAACATGTTGACTGTATGTTGTGGGCAGGTAAAAGAACTTACAAATGGTTAATGGATAGAAAACGAGCAGCAGAAACTACAGGTGGTAGAGCTATATTTGAAATGGTTTATCTCAATGTTGCTATGCCTGATGGTCTAAGTTTATTTAGTCGTGAAGAGATAGAAGCCTGTCGTAATCAAAAAAGAGATATTGGTCAAGTACCTCCAGGTACAAGACTAATAGCAGGGTTAGACCCTGCCTCTACAGGTTATCAAGCTGCATTTTTGTGGGCTTATGACTCTGCAGAAAATACATTACACATGGTTGATATGAATAACAGTTTAGGTGGAGGTATTCCACAAGCATTAGAAATTATCAAAGAGTGGTGGATGAAATACAATTTATCACACTGGGTGATTGAAGAGAATGGTTTTCAGAAGGCAATACGACAAGACAAAAGTATAAGAGAGTTTGCTTCTGGACATGCAATATTTTTAGAGGGACATGAAACACATAAGAATAAATTTGACCCTATCTATGGTGTTACTGCTATGCGTCCAATGTTTCAAGAACAAAAAATTTCTTTGCCATATCTTGGATTTGAAGCGCAAGAAAAGGTAAACTTATATACAAGTCAGTTAGTATATTTCAGTTCAGCTAGAAATAAAAGTAAAACTGTAGGTACTAAAACTGATATTGTTATGGCTAGTTGGTTTCCTATGAAATCCATTAGGCGTATGCAAAAAGAACGATTTGCTGAGTTAGGATATGATTATAATCCTAGCTTTTCTGGGTACGAACCTAGTAGTATAGATATAGATAATTGGAGATAAATGCCTTTAAATAGCGAACAATTAGCACAAAAAGTAGATTACTTACGAGCTATAAACCAAGAGGGAATGTTAGACAGGTCTAGGATTCGTGACATTATGAATGGTGGAGAAGCAGCAGTAAAAGCATTACTTGGTGACAAAATGAAAGTTGAATATAATCAACTACCTGCACCTAACTTATTTTTAACAGCACTAGAAAGATTTGCACAGAAATTAGGTAGAGCGCCTGACTTAAAAGTAGATTTAATTAATGATAAAGACTCAGAGAGAGCAAAGAAAAAATCTGAGAAACTAGAACGCATTGTTACTTCTTATGACAAATTTAATAAACTAGACAGACAGTTGCCACAAGCAGCTAGATGGTTACCTGGTTATGGTTTTGTTGTTTGGACTATAAAACATAGAAGAGATAGAGATGGAAATCCATATCCTTATGCAGAACTAGAAGATTCTTTTAATTGTTATCCAGGAAACTTTGGTAATGACCAAAACCCTAGTGAGTTAGCAATTATACGCAGAGTACCGCATGGCATACTTGCAGAACAATATCCTGAAGCTAAAGAATATATTTATGCACAGAATGAAACAGCACAAGAAAGTGCCTACTCAATACTTATAGAAACAACTGAACGACAAGGCAGTTGGGCTAACTCAACTGGTCAAGGAAAAGTTGTTGTTGAGTTTAGAGATAAAGAGGGAACTTATGTGTTCCTACCAGAAAATAATAAGATTATAGATTTTATTCCTAATATGTTGAAATCAGGACCTTGTTTTGTTGTAGCTAAACGATATTCGTTTGACCAAATGCAAAGTCAGTTCCAACACATTACAGGACTTATGGCGAACATGGCAAAGATTAACATACTTGGAACTATTGCTATGGAAGATGCAGTGTTTACAGAAACAAACATTACAGGAGAGATAGAGTCTGGAAAATACAGAAAAGGTAGAGGAGCTGTAAACTACTTTGCTCCTGGTTCAACTGTATCAAAACCAGTTAACAACTTACCATATCAATTATTTCAACAAGTAGATAGATTAGAAAGACACCTTAGACTTGGTGCAGCTTATCCAGTATCTGATGATGGACAATCACCTAACGCATTCGTTACAGGTAGAGGATTAGAAGAACTAGGTCAATCAGCTTCGTTACATGTAAGAGAGTATCAAAGCGTACTAAAAGAAGCTCTTGAAGAACTAGATGCTAAAAGATTAGAATATGATGAGTCATTGTTTGCTGATGTTCGTAAACCTATTGCAGGTATGCACAATGGAACAGCATTTAAAGAAACTTATACACCATCTTCTGATATTTCTGAAATGTATGATACACGAAGAGTGTATGGAGTAATGGCAGGATTTGATGAGCCACAAAAAATAATTACAGGTTTGCAATTAAAACAACAGGGCATCATTGATACACAGACATTACAAGAAAATATGGATGGACTAGATAATATATCTAAGATACAAAGTCGTATTAATGCAGAAAAAGCAGAAACAGTATTATTTGAAAGTCTTATGGCACAAGCAGCACAAGGTAATCCTAAAGCTACTATGGCAGCTATAGAGATAAGAAAGAATCCACAGAATATGACAGAAGTTCTTGATAAATTTTATACACCAGAAGGTGAAGAACCTTCACCAGAAGAAGAATCTTTAATTGGTGAAGAGCCACAGTTATTAGGACAACCACAAGTTCCGCAAGGTGAACCAGATATAGCATCTGTTCTTGCAGGATTAGCAGGTGGTGTACCTGCACAAGGAGGTCCAGTTGTCTAAAATAAATCAAGAATTTTATAATATAGTAAACAATGAAGATTGGGATGAGTTATCTACAGAAGAGCTTGACCCTACTATAGAAACAATGCTAGTTGCAGATGGAGATATGCCTGGAGATTTTCCTGTAGGACAAGTTGTCGTACCGACTCCGATACCTGGTGTATGGATTAGACTTAACATAGGATTAGATGTAGAAGAACCAGGAGATTTCTAATGCGAGGAAGAAAACCATCAAAGCTAAAACAAGCAACTGATACAAAACTAGATGGCGCTTATGCAGACTTAAAAGCTATACCTGATGATGAGTATGGTGGTAGAACTCAACAAGAAGCACAAATAGGTGCTATACAAAGAGAAGTACAACAAACTAGTGGAGCGCCTACATTAGGTAATTTGCCACAGTACACACCAGAAGATGTTTTAGGTAAACCTACAGAAAATGTAAATGAATCTATATTTGCAGATTCTAGTAAGCAACAAACACAGTCATTACCTGCAGGTAGTAATACACAGATATTGCTAGACATCATACAAAATAATTATGGATACATGGTTCGTAGAAGGTTTCCTGGATAATGTCATTATGGACAGATTGGAGCGAGAACTGGAGTAAACAACTTAAACAACAAAAGTTGTATGACTACGAGTTAGACAAAACAGAAGCTGACTTAGGACCAGATGTAGAAAAACTTGTAAATAAATACGAGGAACTAGAATCACTTGCACCAAACGAAGACCCAGAGTTTATTGCTGCAGCAGCAGATATGAACTTAACTGACCAACAGTTTATAGATTTACATAAACAAACAACAACACCTCCTACTGTTTATACAAACAACAGAGGTTATACAGCAGAACAAAAAGTAAAACAATCTTACAGTTTAGGACCTGCCTTAATGACGAAACTCACAGGAGATTTTTTTGAAAATTTAGGTACTGCTACAAAAGAAGGTGCTAAAAGAGCTAGAGATACATTTGCTTCTTATGTGTTCGGAACTTTGCGTATCGCAGGAGATGCAGTTATACAGAATGTAGATAAAGGTGCTAGAAACTACATGGTTGAGTATCAAGCTGCGTTAGAAGAAGAGTTAAACAAAGAAGGTAAAACACTATCTGATGTTGTTCAGATAGCAGGTTACGAAAAATTACAAGATAATGAATTGCCCTTTATTGTTGGTGTCATGTCACATGCTAAAGCGTACAGTCGTTTTAGAAAACAAAGTGAAGCAAGACTAAAGAACAATGATTTATATTACACACCCTCACAAACAGCACAAAACTTTCTAAAAGCTAGAGGGATAGTAGATGAAGAAGGTAACCCTCTTATAACTAAAACAGACCTAGATATATTTACAGAGATATTTCCTGACATAGTAGGAGAAAAGATAAATGTAGAAAAAAAAGGTAAAGGAAGAGAGTTATCTTTTGTAGAAAAAGCAGGACTGTACTTAGAAGCAGTAGATGAATTAATAGACCCAGAAACAGAACAACCAGGTCTTGCAGGTTTATTAACTATGAGTCCACAATTTGATAGACAACAACAACTTAATGAAACATTTTTTGGTCAAGCTATACCTGTAGGTTTAGGTGATGGAATTGTATTTGGTTTAACAGGTAACCTATCTACAAACTATGGTTATGCAAACTATGTTACACAGTTCTTAGATGATGAATATGATAGAAAAGAACAAGAAGCACAAGATGCTTTGGATGCAGGAACAATAAGCGGAGAACAATATTTTAATATTCTAGACCAAGCAGAACTAGATAAACAAAATGCTATACAAGATATAGGTTACGAAAAAACTAGAAGTATGGCAGGATTCTTTGCAGGTTTAGTTAATGTCGCTAAGTATATAGCGCTAGACCCATTTAACTATATTGTCCCTGGTTCTGGTGTACTTAAAAAAACACCTAAACAATTTGATGAAGTTCTTACTTCGTTTGGTAAAGCCTTACCAGAAAAACTAGATGAGGGTATGACACTTAGACAAGTGTATGACGAGAACAAAGAAATATTTAATAGTGTTGCTGACATAATAGTTCAGGCAAAAGATGAGGGAAGACCTATTGCTACATTTTTAATTAACGAGGGATTTCATCCTGACTTTGCTTATCGTGTAAAAGCAGCAAGTACTACTAGAGATGATGTAATAAAAACATTAGAAGATGGTATAGAAAATGGTTATTTAGTAGATATGTATTCTGGAGGGAACTTTACAGGCAGAGGTAAAAACAAACATTTGCAATCTAAAGTATTGTATGAAAGCAACTTAGAAGCATTACTTAATAAAGAATTAGACGAGGGTATCACTGCAGCATATAAAAGAGGTGGTGGCTTTAGAGATACTTTTTTAGCTAGAGATATTAAATTACCAAAGTTAAAACCTGCAGAACTTAATAACACAAAAGAAGCTATGGAGTATTTTACTCGTTATGCTTATGCAGCTAAAGTACCTGAAAGCAGAATAGAAGACTTAGCAGAAGAGTTTTATACAGCAATAAGTAATGGTCAGTATTTTCAAGCAAAAGAAATATTCCAACAAAAACTTATTTATGGAGAAGTAGGATTACAGTTAAAAAATACTTATGGTCTTTCTGATAATGAAATAGGA